TGCCCCCACGCGGCAGCGTGCAGCCGTTGCGCAGCCTGAGCGGCTCCGATGCAACCGCCCACCACCCCACGCTGAACGGGCGCGCGCTGCCCCAGTCGACAGATCGGAACCTCATCCAGTGCGCCGGCAGCTCTTGCGGCGGGGTCACGTGGCGGCCAGCGTTCCACACGTCGAAGAACGCGCCCTCAATCGCGCCCCAGTCGCCCTCCAGCCAGGCCTTGACCAGCGCCGCACTACCAACAAGGTGCAGCTTGGCGATATAGCGCGGGTCCGCGCGCATGAGAATCTGGTTATCGGTCAGGCGCGACGGGATATAGATCGCGCGGTGCGTCACGCCTTCGAACCGCCGCACCAACGGCACGAGCCCGCCCGGCGCCGGGAACACGTAGCGCTCAGCGACCCATTGCTGGCCAGGCCCGCCCGGGTTGCCGGTCATGAATAGCGACGTGGGCACGCCCCCGCTCGAGCGCAGCGCGCCGAACAGGCGCAGGATCGGATCGGGAAACGGGTAGTTGCCGACTTCCTCGATCAGCGCGTCGGTCAGGTTCTGCCCTTGGTACTTGGCAGCGTCCGCAACCGTCTTAAGCGGCCGGAAGCGTATCCGCGCGCCATTCGCGAACCGGAACGCCATCCGTTGCTGATTGTATCGGGCGACGTCGCCGTAGAGCTCTTGCGCGCGTTCGATCAAGTCGTCCGCTTGCGGCAGCTCGATACGGAAGATCACCCCGTTGTAGTGCCGCCCATAAAGCCCGGCGCGAAACCCCGCGCGCCCCAGCGCCGCGTCCGATTTCCCGCCGCCTCGAGCACCACCGAAGAAAATTTCATCATAGGGACAGTGCAGCGCGGTGTGCTGCGGCCCGCCCTGCGGCGCCCACGAGTACGGCGGCCTTACCCGCCGGCGGCGTGCAGCTCGTTCGCCTTTCTTGCGTGGTAGCGCCTCGCCCATCGGCGGAAACTCTCAGCGACGCACGTGCGCGTGCCGTGGTCGTCGAACCTCGAATAAACCACCCACGGCGGTTGCTCGTCGGCAATGTACACCCCGAGCACCCACCGCACGGGATGCGCCGGCGTGGACGCCTTGCCCGGTTCCGCTACCCATACCCCGCACAACTCATGGCCCCGATCCATCATCCTCTACCCCTCCGTCGCCGTCGTCGTCGTCCCCGTCGATCTCGATCGCCTCGCCAAGCAGATTGTCGCGCTCCCACTCGTCGGCCGATACCGGCTCGCCGCTGATCACTTTCACCGTTGAATCAATCTCGATCATCATTTCGCGCGGACAGTAGCGCGCCAGAGTCTCCATTGCCCGCAGCGGATCGGTAAGCAGCATTTCGGCCCACAAGTCCGCAAGCGTAATCACTGCGCCCAGCTCACCCGATGCAAGCTGCTTAAGCGCCAGGTCGAACCCCTGGCGCACCTTCCCCGGCAGCTCGCGCGCCCTGGCGCGCTTCGGCCCGCTCACTGTTACCGCCTGAGCTCGTCGACCTTGTGATCGCCGCACCAGTCCAGATCGGTGACGACGGGGTAGCCGCCCATCGTCGGCGCACGCCTACGGCACCGCCCCACCCCCGACCGCCCCGTGCCCCCGGGTGTCTTGCGCACGTACCACATGCACGAACTGCAACGCATAAGCGCGCTGCGGTGCTGCCACGGGTCCTCGGGCGCGGCGGCCGTCGGGTGCGTCGCTGTGCCCGTCGGCGCTGCCCGTTCTACCGTCAAGCGCGGGATCAGCGCCTTGAATTCGCGCACCGCGCGCAGCGCTTCGCCGCGTTCCTCTTCCGCATCCGCATCCGCTTCCGGTTGCGGGCGCAGCACGTAACGCTGAATCGGGCGGAACAAAGCCGCGAGCTTTTCCGCGCCGTCGATGTAAACCGGAAACTCCTGTACTTGTGCCGTAAGCTCTTGATTATCCTCAATCATGATCAAGCTCCTTTCTCTACTGTTTGGTTTCAGGCCCCGGGGCGATCGGCGTCACCTGGCCGAACTTATCCACAGTGCCAAGAATCGTTGTTTTCCCCGCATCGTAGAGCTCTTCAGCGGCCTCGAGTGCGAGGTGCAGAATCTCGCAGAGCTCTTCGAAACTCCGATTCGCTGCTTCCCACGATACCGCTATCAGCAACTTCACCTCCGGCCGTTGCGTGTGCGGAATGCCGATCAGCATCGTGCGGTCCATTACCGGATTTTTATCGACCGCTTTACGTACCGCCCGAGCCGCGGCGGCGATCACCTGTGCGCGCGGCACGATTACCGTCAGCTTACGATCGCCGGCGCTCATACTTTCGCCGCCGTCATAGCTGCGAAAGCCACCTCGAGCCCCTCGAGCCGCTCTTCCAGCTCTTCCCGCTCTGCCTTTTGCAGCGCCCCCTGCCGGCGCACCTTCGCGGCATACTTCCTGATCTTGCGCATCTCCAGCGTCATATTCTTGTAGGACGCCAGGCGGTCGGCGCAGGCCTGCTCGAGCGGCATGATTCCCTCCGTCACGGTCTCGTGCAGCGTTTGCAACTGCTGCTCGCAGCGCCGCAGCGCCACCTCGAGCTCGGCCACGCGCGCAGCGAGTAGATCGCGCTGCGACCCCGGCGGCGCGATGTCGCGCTCGATTCCCGAAATTCTCACCGCCGCGCCCGCCTGCTCGAAATCAAACCGCGTATCCGATCGCCGCGCCTGCGCCTCGAGCTCGTCCATGCGAATCTCAAGCCGCGCCATCCTTGATCCTTGCATGGTCGAACGCGCGCCCAGCTCGCCCAACCGCCCGGCCAGGCCGTCGAACGAAACCGTATACCGCGATCGCTGCCCGCCCCACCCTGCGGAGCGCACGTAATAGCATCGCGCGACGCCAAGCTGCTGCAACTGCCTGGCGTCCTCAAGCGACATCGTCACTACGGGCGCCCTGTGCGCTTCGATGTCGCAAGTCGTCCAGAGCTCGCCCGGCGTGCCGCCCGGGACCTCTTCAAACGGCCCGCCTTCCATAACTCGGAGCTCCGTTAAACCGGCATACAGCCGGCCGTCGCGCCCCTCGATAATTTCAAGCGATCCGCTTGCGTCTTTCTCCGTGTCGTCGTTCATGGTCTACCCCTTCTGGTTTCACAATTTCGACCGCTTCCATAGAAGCGATCGCCCCGGCCGTCGCGGCCGCGAGCCTGTCGCGTGCCACGCCGCAGCGCTTGCGCGCCGCCTCGAGCTTGGCAAGCTGCGATTCCAAGTCGTCGCCGGTGAATAGCGCGCGTAGTCCGAAAATCACGGCGGCGGCAGCTCCGGCGAATGTGCGCCGATCACTCGATTGAGCTCCGATACCCGCTCGCCGATGATCGCGAGCGCGGCCGCGGTGCGTTCGTTCGCCGCAGCCTGCGCCGCCGCGAGCTCTAGCACGAACTCGAACGTCGCATTGCTCAGCGTGTCGGCGCGCCTCTCGGCCGCCCGTGCTCTTAATTCTGCCCTGCCCCATACCAGCGCCAGCACCGTAATCGCTAACCCGTATTCAACGAGCGTGGGAATTTCAGCCCCGGGGTCCATTCTTGGCGCGCCTCCGCTGCTTCGATAACCCACGCCAACATGATGCCCGAAAAGAGCTCGTCCGCAGTAGCCCGGATCACCAGCCACCCGAGAATGGCCGCGCAATTGTATTTCTCGATGTCCTTCCGGTAGCCGTCGAACGTCATATGCCGGGATTGCGGACTCTGCCCCTCGATCTCGAGCGCTATGCGCAGATCGAGCTCCGCGAAGTCGAAGCGCCACCGGCGCGGCGGGGCGAAGCGGTGCTCTCGCGTCCACGTGCACCCGAGCGCAGCCGGCATCCCGTACTGCAATTGCGCCGCGGCCTCGAGCTCTAGATCGCGCTTCCCGGTGCGCGCGTTGCGGGCGGAAATCAGCCCGCGCGATCGCCTGCGTTTCGCCATGCTCTACCCCTAGAACCTGATCCCGTCTTTCATGTTTCGAGGACCGGGACCAGATCAAGATCACGACAAGATCGAGGCGGCTGTCAAGGGATAACTATGTGGGTAAGTGTGGGGCGCTGTGGATAACTCGGCGCGCACGCATAACGACGGGCCGGCCGCCCGCGGGGGTAGTACGCGAGCGGCCGGCCGCCGGACCAGGGATGCAGCCGTGACCCACGAAACGATCAACAAGCCGGGGTAGCTCGCCATCGAACTGCAGGCTTGATTGTAACCCGTGGTCATGTCTATTCTCTAGTCGCCCGCTGACCCCGGGCAACTGTCCAAACCAGGGAAACCCACAATGCACACTCGCATGCCTCACCGCATGCGGGCTGCGCTGGCGTTACTCGCCGGCGATGCCCGCTCAGCGTTCGCACACCTGTGCCTCGCCAGCCGCCCGGAAATCTTCGACCCCACCATCGGGCTGCGTCCCGTGTTCTGGGACGAAATGCCGCAGGCCCAGCAACAGCTCGAACTGCTCGTGATGGGAGGTGCCGACAATGGCCGCCGCTCGTGAGCTCTTCCGCGGCCAGTCGCTGACGACACGCGCCCGCATCCTCACCGCCGAGCGCAAAGAGCGCGCCGGCACGTCCTACACGCGCTTCCACGTGCAGCCCGAGCGCGGCGACAAGCTGTGGATCACGTACTTCGGCGAGGTGCTCCCGAGCACCGCCCCGGGGGTGATGATCCAATTCGCTACCGCGTTCGACAGCTCCGATCGCCCGTACATGACAGGCTACGAAATCATCGCCGGCGACGCGGACGGCGCCGGCCCGCCGCCCGCCTCCGACGGCTACGGCGCCCCGCTGGACGGCGGCGGCGCCGGGCGCCTGCCTTCGCCCCGCCTGCCCGAGCTCGAGCAGATCGCCGACCACGCCGCGCGCATCGCCGCCGGCATGGCGGCGTGCCCCGGTGATTACGCCTGGCCGCGCGAGAATCACCAGCTCGCGGCCGCCGCCGTTACCGTCGCGTGCTATATCGCGGAAATGTGCAGCAACGGCAACCGCGGATCGGCGATGCGCCGCGCCCGGGAGTACCTCGATCCGCTCAGCCCGGTCAACATGACCGAGCGCCTGCGCAATCAGGCCGCGCGCGCCAACGCCATGCGCGGGTTTGACGACGATGCCGATTGATGAAACGGAGAATCTTCCGCTCGCGTTGCTGCTGGGGTGCCGCTGGCGCCCCAGCAAGCCCGAGCCGCCGACCCCCGAGCGCCTGGCAGAGCAGGCCGCACGCGATGCCGCTTACCTCCGCCGACAGCTCGAGGGCGAGCTCCGCCAGGCGCTCGCCGACGAACGCAACGCCCGGGCGCGCGCCGCCCGGCTGCGGTCTACGCTTGAGCAGTTACCCCAAACGGAGAACCCCCGCCATGAATGAGTCCATCTTCCCCCGCTGGCGCGAGTACCTCGCCCGCCTCCCGTTCGCCAGGTCGAACGCCCCGTACCGCTACTGCGCCGTGTTCCGCTTCTACCCCCCTATGGACCGCCGGCGGCGCTGTCCGTCGTTCTGCGCGACGTCGGTGCTCACCTACGCCACCGCGGCCGACGCGCTGCGCAATGCGCGCTGGTTTTCCGACGTCGTGCGCAGCTTCGGCGCGCAGTGCGACGCATGGGTAGTCCCGGCCACGCCGGCGTGGCGCGACTACGTGCAGCGCCACAACTACGGGACGGGCGCCCCCGGCCTCGTCGGCGCATGAGCGGCCTACCCCCGCGCCTGCGCGACAAGCTGCTGGCCGAGCACGGCGACGACGGCACCGCCTGCCCTGCCGGGCACGTGTTCACGATCTACGGCGTGCCCGTGGAAGAGCTCGAGCCCGATGAACTCCGCGCGATTGTGCGGCGCATGATCTGCGACGAGGCGAGCGTGCGCGCCATGCACCAACGGACGATCGCGACCTACCGCGGGATTCTTGACGGCTACCGGGCGCGCTCCCGGTGAGCGCCTCGATCGACGATCGCCTGCGCGCTCACCTCGAGCGCGCAGCGATCAGCGTGCGCCGGCACAACGAACGCGCCGCGGCCTACCTCGCGCTATGCCGCCAGGTAGGCGCGCACCCCGGCGAGCGCTTCACCTTCCGCGAGGTGCGAGAGCGGCCGCACGCCCCTCGAGGCCTCGAGCCGGAAGCGTGGCAGGCCGCCGCGCTGCGCGCCGTCGCCGCGGGCATTCTTGGCTACGCGGGCACCGATCCCGCCATCCCGGCCGAGCTCCCCACCTATGAGCGCCAAGTGTGGCGCGGCGCCGCGCTCGGCGATTCTGGCTACCACGTCGCCGTGAAGATCGCGCAATCAGCCGCGGAGCAGCTTCCGCCTTAACGCCGCTTCCCACTGCTCGAGCTCGAGCCGGGCGCTTTCCTGTAACGTGTGGGCGGCCTCGAGCTCGGCTTTCGCTGCCCTGATCGCGGCGCCCGCGGCGCGCTTCGTCGCCTGCGCGCCCTTGAACGTCGCCGCCGCCGCCTCGAGCCCGGCTTGCAGCTCCGGCCATGTCGGATTGTCGGGAATGTCGGCCACGTTACGAAGTCCTGAACGCCGAAACTGACCACTTGAACGCGGTCAGGTTGAAATTGTTATGTTCTCCGTCAGCCTGCGCGGTGAAACTGAACGCGAGCGCGCCCGTAGTCGTTTCGCCCACCTTGCACACATGCAGCGCCACCGTCGCCGCGTTGTCCGGCTGCGCATTGCTGAGCCGCGTTTGATGCGTGTCAATAATCGTGCCCGAAGTGCCGGAGCCATCGCGCACGCGGAACGTGTGGATCACGTTGCCGCTGGCCGTCGCCTCTACCACGTAACCGGCCCCGGTGATCACGAGATCGTAGGTGTTCCAGTCGGCCGGGATCGTGATGTTGAGCTCGTCTTTTTTCGTCTCGGTCGTCGGCACGCCCGTGGTCGCGATCTCGCCGTAATCGAACTGCCGCCCTGAATCGACGTAGGCCTTCGTTGCGGCATCCTGCGCCGCTGTCGGGTCGGTGACGTTGACCAGCTTGTTCGAACCTAGATCAATGTTGCTGGTCGCGGCGTTGCTGCCGTCTTTCGCAAGGCAGGCATTCACGCCTTCGGCCAAGTCTTGATCGTGGGTGTCGTGCAGCCCCGCCTCGAGCTCTACCGCGCCGTCGCGGTCGTCGCCCCATGCGGTTGAGCCGCCCGGCCTTGTGTAACTGCCTCCGCTCCACGGCATCGCTACTGCTCCACGCGCCGGCGCCGGCGCCTTTCGTCATTCTCACGCGGGCGCCCGGCCGCGAGCGCCGCGGCGCGCGGCACCGCCATGCCGGCGGCCTGCGTTGCCCGCGTCACCGCCTCCGGGCGCATGGTTTGCCCTGCCGCCGCGAGCGCCCGGATCGGGAACGTCGCGATGCTGGCGGGCGAATAGCTTTGCCCCTCCGGGGTGAAACTCGAGCGCCCTTTGCCGACGAACTGCCCGGGGTCGTCGGTCGCGTCCGCAAGCTGCCGGACCAGCCGCCCGATCTCCATGATCGGATTATGCGTTTCGTCCGTCGTGCCGAACACGCGCGCGGTGTACTTGTTGCGCGCGAGCCGGTTGGCCAACATGACGGGATTGATCGTGCCCGTCGTCGCGTCCGTTACGCTCGCCTCGCTGATCAGCTTGAAGTCGCGCCACTTGGCCCGCACCACCTCGAGCCGCGCTGCCATCTGCGGGTTATTCGCCGATGCCGCCTCGAGTAGCGAATCCTCGATCAGACTGAGCGCCTCGGCATCTACCGCGCGCCCCGCTCGCGCGGCCCGGATCGCGCTGTTGCGGGTTTCCGTCAGGCGCGCCATGAACACTTGCGGGTCCACCTTGCCAACCGCCGACTTGTTGAAGAGCTTTGCGGCGCCCTCAAGCCGGGCATTGAACGCCCGCAGCCCGTCGCTCGATATGTCGTCGGCGTACTGCTGCGCCTGTTGCAACAGATTGACCGCGTTTTGCGTCGGCCGGAAGGTGCGCGCCATTTGTCGGCCGAGCCTGCCGAAGTCGTCGCCGATCTTGATCTCGATTTTCTCGAGGATGTCGCCGTCGAGCCGGTCGCCCACCTCGCCGAACCGCGAGAGCACCTTGCGGACAATCTGGCGCTTGTTCTGGCGGATCGTCTTTTCGAAGAACCCCACCGTTAGCGCGTTGCGCCGCGTCGCGCTCTCACCGAGCAGCGCCGCCCGGCTTCCGGTTTCCATTCCGCCCGTGAGCTTGATCCCGAGCTCGTCGGCGCGTTTTACGATCGTTTTCCCGGCCGCCGTCGGCACGTCGGCCACGTCACCCGCCAGGCGCGCGCCGACACTGCGCCCGAATGCGTCGATGCCCGCCTTCGCGACCAGCGCCGTGCCCGCTCCAACGGCACCGCCCACGAGACGATCGGACAAGTCGCCCTCCGATGCGCCCACGCCCGCCAGGCCGCCTTCCGCGGCCGTCACTGCCGTTGCCTGGCGCGCGGCGCTCAGGGTGCGGAATTGCTGGAACCGTTGCGCCGCCTTCGCGAGCGCGCCGCCGGTGAGCAGCGATCCGCCCGCCTCGTAGGCGAAGGCCTTGAGCGGCCCGGCCGCCTCGCGCGCGCGCTCTACCTCGCCGCGCTCGGCCTCGAGCGTGTCCCGGTACACCTGCCCGATCCCGGTTTCCCGGCCGGCGTGCCCCAACTGCGAGAGCAGCGCGACGAGCCCCGCGGTGATTTCGTCCGAAAAACCGAACGATGCCCCTTGCGCGATCAGCGCATTCTTGCCGCGCCCGGTGAACTCCGGCGCCGCGGGCGCGGCCGGCGTCACTACCTGCCCGGTCCCGCCGTCGATGGTGACGCCTACGCGCGCCCGCCTGGCGGCCGCGGCCCGGCTCAGCGCGTCGCGGTCACTCACGCCCCGCCACCTCGGCGAGCTTGTCGATCGCCCCCGGCGGCAGCTTGGCGAGTAGCCCATCGAGCACCGCTTCGCGCAGCGCGCGCTTTTCGTCGATTAGCTGTTGCGTGTTGCCCTGCATCGGCAGCAGGCGCACGAACGTGGTAGCGAGCTCGCCCGCGTTCATGCTCGCGCCCGTGGTATCCCGCAGCGCCATGTCCGCGACCGTGAGGCCGTGCGTTAAGAACCGCTGATCGGCCTCGGACATATTCGCGTAGACATTGCCGGTAAGTAGCTTTCGCACCACCCCCGCAAAATCCGCTTGCCCGTAGCTCGCTAGGGTGTCGATGAACCCCTGAACCTTGGGGCCGGGCCGGTAGTTGCGCAACTGCTCATCGTTGAGCAGCTCGAGCGCCGGCGCCAACTGCGACACCAGCGACAGCGCTTTGCCTTGCGCCTCCGTGAGCTCGAGGCCTTCCGCGCTTTCCGCCAGCCGCGCGGCCGCCGCCTCCGACTGGTCGAACTCGAGCCGGTCCCGCTTGATCTGCTCGTCGCTGATATTCGCGCGGTGCGTTTCGGCGAGCGCCTCGCGGCTCGCGTTGATCTTCGCCGCCGCAATGTCCGACTTCTGCGAGAGCTCGGCCGCGGAAACCATCATGTTCGCCTCGAGCTGCCGGCCCGCCGTGTCGGCGGCCAAGTCTTGCCCGCGCATCGTCACCTGCTGGCCTGCCGCAGCCGTGGCGGCGCTCTTGTCCTGCCCCCTGGCCGTGAGCATGGCCGCCATCACCTCGCTGGCATTGCCCCCCATCGCGACGGCCAGGCGCGCCAGGCTTTGCACCTCCGGGGTCGCCCCCGCCAGCCCCTCCGACAGCGCGGCGCCCTGGCGCTCGCGCTCGTCGCGCTCGAGCTTCGTGCCCACGCCGAACGCCGCCAGGCGCCCGAGCAGGCCCACGCCGGAGCGGATCGGGTCGGTGCGATTCGCCCGCGCGAGCAGCATTGCCGCCATCGGGTTAGGCCCCACCGCGCCGCCCGCCGTCGCCGCCGGGGCGCCCGCAACCGGCAGCGCCGCCCCGCTCACCGGCGAGGCCGTGGCGGCGCCGAGCACCGCCGCTTGCGCCGGGGTCATGGGGAAACCGCCCGCCCCCACGGGCGCCTGCGCGCCGTTCACCACCGCGACGGGCGGCGGCGCCATCCCGAGCGCCGCCGCCTGCGCCGGGGTCATCGGGAACGGTAAAGCCATCGCTGCGCCCTCAGTCGAAGATACCGAACGGCGACCAGCCGCCGCCGACGGCCGCCGAGCCGATGTCGAACAGGCCGCCCAGCACGTCGCTCCGCCCAGACGCGGCATTGCCCGCGCCGGCGATCGCCGCCTGCGTGCCGTAACCCTGCTGGCCGAGCGCCGCTTGCACGCGCGCGTTGTACGGCGCGAGCTCGGCCGAGAGCGTATCGATCGGCGTGGCGCCCTGGAAATTGAACTGCGGGACCGAGATCGGCGAGCCGCTCCCGAGCGCGAGCGCGGTGCTGGCTAACTGCCCTTGATACTGCGGCCCGGCCAGCACCGCGGCGATCCGCGCATCGTTGAACGCGCGATCGAGCCGGGTCATGTCCGTAAACGCCCCCGGGTCGAGCGCGGCCGAACCGAAAGCCGCCGGGCGCCCGCCCTGCTCGTAGCGCTCCCGCAGCGCCGCGTCCTGCTGCTCGAACTCCGGCGCCAGGCGCTCGAGGATCGCGGCCGTCGCGGCGTCGCCGCTGCCCGGGATGCCGCCGAGCAGGCGCCGGCCCGTCCTCACCGCTTTGGTCCCGAACCGCGATTGCTGATTGAGCAGGCGTTGCATGCGCCGCGATAGCTTGAACTTCAGCGTATTGCGATCAGGCCCCTTGAATCGCACCGATCCGAACGGCGTCACCTGATTCACGCGGTTCACGCGCGCGGCCGTGCGAATCGCCCCCGCGCTGTCGAAGTCGGGAATGTCTATATCGGGCACCTTCGGCGAGCCGCCGCCGCCCGTGATGATGTCGAAAAGGCCCATTAAAACCCCCCGCCCGCCGAAGCGCGCCAATCGGTAGCTAGCCACTCCACGCGCTGATCGTTCACGTCCATCGCGAGGCCGAGCGCAAACGCGAACCCGCGCCCGCCGAGCGTGCGCCACTGCCGCGTGTTGCCCGCGCTGGCCGTTGTCGTGCCCGCCCAGTATGTCGTAACGCCCGGGGTGTCGCCCCATAGCGTCGTCGCGCCCGGGGTGTCGCCCCATACGGTCGCGGCGCCGGCCGGCCCGCTCGAGGCTTTCACCACCGGCGCCGGGTTACGGTAATCGACGCCCACCGCGGCGCCGTACTCGAGCATGCCATCCGCGCGGAAGATCGGCCGCACCGCATGCACCCGCTTGTGCCCCGGCGCGCCGAACGATTGCCAGGCCGTTTGCGCCCGCAACGCGATCGCCACCTCAGCTCCGTCGGCATCGTCCGACAGCCCGGAAAATAGCTGATACACCGCGCCATCGCCGCCGGCGTACACCCGCCCATTGAGCTTGCCGAAGGTGTGGAAATTCCAGCCGGTGAACCGCGTAGGCGCGCGAGTCTGAATATTGATCACGTGCTGGTTATATTGCGTATCTTCCTCGAGCGGTACATTGCTCAGCAACAAGCCCGCCTGCTCGGCGATCACGATCTCCCAGCCCGGCACGTCGCGGTAGAGCAGCGCCGCCGCCTGCATTGCCCCGGTGAGCTTCGACGGCACCATCAGGGAGCGCCCGCCGCCCGCCTGGATTGCCTCGCGCAACAGAATGTAGTCGAGCTCCGTTGCGATGATGGCGTCGCCAAACAGCGGCGCGTAGCTGCGGCGCGACTGGATCGGGCGCGGGATCGAGTAGATGCCCACGAGCTCCCATTCGTCGGCCGTGCCGCCGGGATTGGTGCCGGCGTAGATCACCACCTGCCCTTCGGACGTCACGAACGCGGCGAAGTCGTCCGCGCCGCTCCCCGTGTCTCTTGTGATCGGGACCATGTACAGAATGTGGCCCTGGACCCCGCGCACGCCCGACAGCGGGAACCGCGTCAACGTGGGCGCGCCGGCGCCGAGCCCGCCGTACCAGAAATTGCGCGAACCCGCCTCGCCGCAATAGATACGGTTCTTGTAAGACTGCACCCACACAAGATCGGCAAGCGTGAGCCCGGTCCCGCTCGCGCCCCACGCGGCGTGCGTGGTGCCGTCCCACGTCCACGGCGCGTCGGTGCCGTTGACTGCAATGATCTTCGGCGTGTCCGGCGCCGCGCTGTCCGCAAACACCGTATGTTGCCAGCGATCGACCGTATACGTTGCGGCCGCCTTAACCGATGTTGGGGAGCCCGTATCGACGCGCGCCAGGCCGCCCGAGAATGCCGCCAGCATCTTTTCCGTGCCGCCCGAGCTCAGCGTCATCAAGGTATGCACGGGGTCGTTCGCGAAACTGCCGCCCAGCGTGGTCGCCATGTCCACGGCCAGATCGGCATAGCCCCCGCGCGCGAACACCGAGCCGGTGCCAGGAATCCAATTGTCGAGCATCACGGCATCGGTCGGCGGCATCGCGTCGAGCGCGTCGCGCGTGTTCCAGCCCCCGATCGGCGCCTGAATCTGGATCGGCCGCTGCGTGCCCCGCGATTGCGCGGCGCGCCCCTGTGCATAACTCGCCAGCATGCTACACCCCGTAGCCGCTTTCCGGCGTGTTCGCAGTCAATACGCTGCGGCGGCGGCGGCGCATGTCGATCGACTGCGGGTTTTCCTGCCCGTAAAGCAGATCGGCCAGCCTGATCGCCTCGTCCTTTTCATCGTAGTACGGCGCCTCGAGCGAGCGCAGCAACCGCCAGCGGAACTCGAGCGCATAAAGATATTCATCGAACACAGGGATCGCGGCATCGGTGCCGATCGTGGTCGTGTGCGCGCTGCTGCCGTCATAGCACCATGCGTCGGTCACGTACTCGAACGCCAGATCGTAGGCGCCGGCCGGGTCGTCGAGCAGGTAGAACTTCCGCACCCGCGGCGCCGCCGTGGTGACGCGCAGGCGAAATTGCTGGCCCAGCCCGGTCGAGGGTAGCAGCAAGGCCTCGCCCTCTTGCCACTGCGCCGGCGTGCGCTGGCCCGCGATCGCGCGCGTGTTGGTGCGGTCAAACGCGGTGCCCCGCTTGAGGTGATGAAACGGCGGGTCGGTCGGTAGCGCGTACTCGAGCGTGCCCGAAACCGTCTGAAACGTGTGCTCGAACGTCAGCGCTTGCCAGTCACGCCGCGCGAGGTATTGCCCGGCAGCGTTCGCCAGCGCCAGGTAGCGGATC